TTCTCTTGTTCTGCGGTAAGCCAGTCCATAAAGACAATATCCATTTTCCCTATGATTTCGATGAATGGGTCGATCATACATTCCTCGAGCCCTGCATGCACGGCATAAAAACGCCGAATGCTCCAGGGAATCGGACCGACACCCATTCCAATTTGTCGTTCGGTAGAGAGATCCCAGAAGGCCCGCATGTAGAAGTCTTCTCCTGGGAGCAGATTAGGCTCCTCTGTGTACCATTCGGGAATATCTCGTCCTTTTGCATATGCGGCTTCTATGGACCAGCCATCCCTAGAATAACGAAGTTCCCAACGAAGCCGCTCGATCAGTTTCCCGAGACAGCCTCCGAGTCCGGGATTTCTTCTCCCTCCTCGAAGTCGTCCAGGAAGTTAGATTCTTCGCCAGCAAATAGACGAAGTTCGTCGAAAAGCCAGTTGGGAAGAGCCTTGAGGAAAGTTGAAACATTCTCCGGGGAAAACTGGATCATCTTGTTCGCACTGTCCAAAATCACCCCATCTTTCTTCTCGCACCCCCAGCCCTTGATGATGTACTTGGGGTACAAATTGCGGTCTTCGTCACGGTTGTCGGAAAGAGTCGTAGCGTCCACAGCCCCTGCGCGGAGCCTCCGCATGTTCTTTTTCGAACGGCGGAGAAGGGCATTGAAGTAGGGTTTGTTGCTCTCACCCGCATGGACGACCTCCATATAGGGCTCCCCCATAACTTGATACAGCGTGTATCGTGCTACACGCTCGCCAACGCTCAAATGCGAAAAATCAAACTTCGGATCAGCCATTTAGTTCTCCTGTAAAAAAAAAAAGCGGATCGCCCAGGAAGGTAGGGCGACCCGCAATTGTGTGGTAAAACCACACGCATTGACAAGGAAGGAGTCTAGCTTGTGGGATACAGGGGGAACTGACTCACACCCATCGAAGTGCCGAGAGTAGCATCTTCGAACGCCTCGCCAGTGAGACTGATCAAGATTGTTTCATTCACAGGGAACTCCCTAGCCCCTCCCCCCATTGTCATAGAAGGGATATCAACCGCGATCGCACCGTCATTGTTCCTGACGATATAGTCCATGGTGACAGTATCGTTAGCCCGAATGGCGTCGATTACGTCACCCTTAGTGAACAACAGCTGGGCCTCGATATTGACTTCGAAGATTCCCGTGTTGAGGAACTTCGAGCCCAGATAGCCCAGGACTTTCTCACCGCTGACGTTGTTATTGAAAGTCACCGTAGCGGACTTGAAGTCCGTGCTGAGGCCAGTTTCATCAACCTTCGTAATCCTCAGCCGAATAATATCGGAGGAAGTGTTGAAGGCTTCGGTGAGCTGGTGGACAACAGTGCCGTTCGTATGGTCCTCCCGGGTGACAGTGGGGTTATTGGTGTCTTGCCCAACGAACCCATAAGTCACCGTGGCTTTATCAGCCAGCGGAAGGGTCATCCCGATTTCGTTGCAATAGTTGCCGATGGAGTAGTCGTACTCGGGAACGCCAGCACTATCTAAGTCAGCGTATGTCCCTTCGAAGGTGAAGCTGCGTTCAAGGAAGCTGGCGTCATCAACATCGACGTTCCGCAGGAACTGGCCGAAGAGGAGTTCGATCTTCTTACCAGCCCCAGCATCATCGGCAGACAGGGTTCCAACAACCTTGTCCAGAACTACCTTGGTTGCTGCGACGGAAACAACACGCCCTCTGAGGACACCACCAGCAAACTGATTAGCAGTGGCAGTGCCACCAACATGGATGAACTGACCAGCGGTCAGGCCGAGAGTGGTGAAGTCCAGGGCCGTCGAGTTGACAGAAGTGTCATCAACATCATAGGTGATATCAGCACTTGCACCCTGCACCCCACAGATTTCCATTCTGGCACCAGAAGCCTGGGTGGGGGTTTCATCGAGCAGAGAAACCGCAGCACCAGCAGTGTCGGTTACTAATGTCGATGTGGTTGAACCACCTGTCTTCACAAGGAAGGTGCCATTATTGACAGAGTTGGTGAACCCGTATGTTTTCACCATCATGCCCACAACTAAGCCAGCACTGAGCGCATCATGGTCAAAGCTGTCTGTGGATGCAACAGCCACCAGATCTCGATACCCAGCACCCGCTTGGACATGCCAATCAGCGTTCGTGAATGAGGCGAACGCGAAGCCTTCGATAAAGTCCCTGAAGGCATCGACAGTAAGGTCGGATTCGAAGTCGACCGTACTCTCGAGGTCAGTTACTGTGCCTTTGCGCCGCTGTCGGTTCTTAGAAATAGGGGTTCGAGAAACAGTCGTAATATCAGCCCCGAAGACCCCAATTGAATTGGGCTCTAGAAGGACCCAGGTTTCTCCTGCGGTCCCAAGGGATGTTTCTGACGTGTACTCGAGAGAAAAATTGTTAGTTAGTGATCGTGCCATGTGCGTCTCCTACTTGATCTCGTCGTAGCTGAACTTGACTTCAACTACATATTGGAACCATTTCCCGTCAGGTCCTACTTCTCGAATCATACCATCAGTAAAGTCAAGACCACTAAATGAGGTTCCCTCGAACACTCCCCGCGCAGTCTGGGACAAGTCATCCCCTTCCTTCGTCCCCTTGTTTGAAGGAACGAAGATTTGAATGAACGTCATAGCACTTCTTCGAAAACGCCGACTACCTGAGGGGCCGAGCGTATCTTGATTAGAATCCATTTGTCGAACAGCAAGCCTAGCCCAATTGGCTGTACCCTCTGCAAGACGAAGATCTTGATTATCTAGCTGATAAACCGATGTTGTTCCCCATTGTGCAGAGAAGCGATCGTAAACCGCATCTCTAGCTTCGTTGAGAGTAGTCATCAGAAATTTCCGGTGGCTTTCCCACCAGCTTGTTCGACAGCCGTCTGAACGAATCCAGGAGGTGCTTGGGCTGAACCGCCACCATTCAAATCTCTGATGTAAGGCACATTATTCGTAATGTAGACCTCTCTAGCGACAAAACGACCACTCAAGTCGCGTGCTCGCCCCAGACCTTGAATTTCAACTATCCCTGCCGCTTGGGCAGCATGGCTGACATTCTCTCGACTGCCATCTACCTCAGCGTAGGGTGTGTCAATAGAAGGCACCCAATTCGATCTTGCGTGCCCAGTGGCAACTGGGGTGACTTGAATGAGGTTAGCCACGGCACCTAGCACGATCCTTTTCTTAGATTCCTCGATAACAATAGCGAGGTTCTTAGAAAGTCTTTGTTGATCGCGACTAGATGCCATGGAATTCCTTACTCAGCCGTCTCCCCTTCGGGCTCCGGTTCCGGCTCCGGTTCGGGCTCCGGCTCGGGTTCCGGCTCCGGTTCGGGCTCCGGCTCGGGTTCCGGAGCCGCTTCGGGCTCCGGCTCGGGTTCCGGCTCCGGGGCAGCTTCGGGCTCTGCCTCGGGCTCCGGAGCCGCTTCAGGTTCAGGAGCAGGAGCTTCCTCACCTTCAGCAGCTACCAGACCTTCAGTAACTAGGCTCTGAATCCTACTTCGAGAGATAGCCATGGTGGAGAAGTTACAGGTCTGTCCTGCAACGAAACTCCTCCCGCTAACCCGAAAGTCTTGTAGAGCGATCATAGTCCACCTCCTTAGCTGATGATGGTTTCGAACAGATAGCCCAGATCAGCGGACACCAGTTGGTGAACAAAGGCCGACTCGATTTCAACCCGATCGGACGCGATGGCTTCCATCCGGAACCGCTTGATACGGTTTCCTGACGGAGAGGCACCCAGATATCCGTTCCAAGAGAAGGTGTAGCCCGCAGAGGGGGTCATGATCCCAGGGTTCGGAGCCACATAAGCCAGAAGGCACGACTTGCCAGTCACAAACGAGAAGGCATTAGTGATGCCTTCAGCTGCCGTGTTCTGGACTGCTTGGCCGATCAAGATCCGGTCAATACCGAACAGGTTCTTCAGAGAATTGATGTCTGCCCGCGCAATGCCGGGAGCCGTCTGACCGTACTTGACGCGATCAACGATATCGACCTGGTCGATAAGAGCATCAAAGACTTCCGGACCGATCACCATGGTATTGGGACGGAAGCCAGTGCTTTGCTGAACAGTGAGGAGTCCAGTGCGGATGTCCGCGATGGGATCCGAATCTGCTCCACCGACTCCAGCATCCCACTGGATAGTCTCACCAGCACCAGGACCCGATGCCACACCAGTGATGTCTGTGGTCCAGACACCATTGGCCATGTAAGCATTACTCCAGTCGATTTCACGCTTGAGCATCGCCTTCATAGTGACGAGCTCAACCGCTTCACGGTCCTGGTTCAGGACAGTATCAGCATTGGCCCGACGCTGGTCAGGAATGTCGTGGTGGAACCCATAGACTGGGCAGTAGTACGGGCTGGTGCTGACCTCGTACCCGGAACCAACGGTCTCGGTTCCCGGTGCGCGGATCGACATTTCGTCCCGCATGAAGAATCCTCGGTCGTACAGGTAGTAGACGTCGGACTGTTTTGCCACCGGGATGTTCGAGAACACCTGGTCGGCAATGAAGTCACCTCGATTTTGCATGAAAGCAATCGAGATGTTACTGAGGGGGGCGTTGACATGAACATCGCCCGGTGTCGGTTGAGACATTGAATTTCTCCTTAGAGGTTAGGACGATTAGGCGTCAACTTTGCCAGCCATAATCAACATACGGAAGGTCGCACCATCGGCAGCACCATCA